TAATATTCTTGTGTGAATTTTATCAAATGATTAGATGGTGAACTGCTATTACTTCTTTCTCGTATCCACAAAGGAAACAAATGCTCTATATCAATGACGTTCTCAACTACTAAATCGAGTGCCGGTACTTCCTGACCCAATAACAACAAACGGTAATGATCTGCCCGACTACCACCGCCTGTATTCTTCGGATTTGAGAATAATGATCCGTAAAACATTATCCTAAGTTTCTTTTTACAATTTCAAGATTGGTTCTTGTGATAGCATACATTTCTTCTTTATTAATAAAAGTATTAGTACCCGTACTTGTTATGTCTACACTCAAACTAAAATCTTCCGCAGCAATCATCGGTTTTATGAACACAACATCGCCAGTGTTTGGAATAAAATGACCGACCGAGCCTAGACTTATTTCTATCTCTTCGTCAAAATACGCAGCAATAATGCTTTGCTTACCGTTACTAACATTACCATAAGATTTTAGATATATCTTTTGGTCATCGTCCAACCCCCCAAATGCTGATCCTGGCATAAACTCTGTTGTAATTAAACTTCCTGATTCACATTCGTTTCTAAATTTTATTAGGCTTCGCGGTGTTTGGGAAAACACTTGAACGTTATTGGACACTTTAAACTTAATATCATTTGAACCAACATAAAATGCAGCATTTAGAGAATTGATGTTATTAGAAATAACACCACTATCATAGGTTTGCCGAAAACCATTCGGATTATTATCAAAAATGTTTTTCACTACCATTGATAACAGAGTATTTTCATCTAGTGATGTTTCTAACGGTTCATAATATATTTTCCCATAAACCTCAACATAAAACCTATCAACGTCCATAAATTCCGGTAACACAGTCACACACGTTTTTTGCTCTAATATATCAATTGCTTTTGTTGCAGCAACCGGATTTTCTTCCGTAGTGTCTCCCAAAGAAACAAACAACCTACCATATCTTGGTGGATTCATTTCTTCACCGCCCCATACATTAAAATTGGAATATGGGTTACTAGAATCGCTAACAAAACCTTTCGCAGCGAGCAATGCTCTGCAATCTTCTACCGTCACTGCTCTGTCTTGTGCGGCAAACCACTTTGGGGCAAAAAATCTAATAGATTCTAAATCTGGTCCATTAGATCCCCCAGAAGATAATGAAACAGTTTCAGTCGTTGCAGAAAAACCATTCACGCTGAAATTTCCAAGTTGATTTCCTCTTTCTCCTTCACTTTTTAAATAACTCAACCTTACCAAATCATTTGATTTTAAACTTCTACCAACTTGAACATATGCACTATTTTCTAAGTTTCCACCAAATATAACAAAGAAACCCATATCACTTCTTTCTAACCAATATACTTGACTCGTATCATCCAATCCTTGTTCAATGTTGCCTGCCCTTGCCCACTCTACCCATGTACCATCTCCATTATAATCTAAAACTTCTAATCTTATAGTACTAATATCAACATCCAATCCTAAAATAAATCCCTTTTGTGTTGCTGAATCTATTAATATGGGTTGTTCTTTTGTTAGAGATTTCCCCTGCACAATTGAAATCACAGCCTCCCCGTTAAGATCTAATCCATATTCTTCAATTGTATAAAAATTATAAGAAATACCACTGCTGCTTGTCCCACTAAACCTAGTATAGCGAGGCACTGTTCCATTTGTACCACCCTGACGAATTTTTACTAATGCTCTGGCAGACTTTGCACCGGGCACAAGATAACCTAATGGTTTAACAAGAGAAATCAAAGAAGATTCTTTTTGAGCAGTATCTAAAAACATTTCACTTGCTAACATATTAGAATAGAACCCATAATATGAAGTATTATATGCCAAAACATCAAGAAGAACTTGCATTGCAGATCCTTCATAATCATAATCTTTCAGAGTGTTTTGTTTTTTTAAATGATCAATGATGCTATTTTTAATACCATCAAAGTCTAAAGATCCAAGTTGAATGTCTACGTTACTTTTTGCCATTGTTATCTAACCTTTGTTAGTGCTAATTGTATGCTTTCTATTATTGGATTGGATAGTGATCCACCGAGAATAACAAATCTTATTTCTATTGATACCTCATTACTATCAATATTATCTTCATCTATAATAATTGATTCTACTTCTGCGCGCGGTTCCCATGCACGCACAGCCCATACTATATCTCTTTCTAAAAAGGAGGCATTCATAGGAGTCCAATTTTCAAACAAATAATCATGAATGCCTACGCCAAACGAAGGTTTAAATGGTTTTTCACCAGGTCTTGTTAATACAATATTCATAATTGATTGTCTTATGGCGTGTCGGTCTTTCATCACAGAAACGTCATTAATATATTCATTTCTGTTAAAATTGATATCAAAATCTGAATATTGGTTTACTGGCATTGAATGTTTTCCTTGGTTTATATATGTATAGTAAAATCAAATAAACAATCACCCAAACCCAAACAAAGAACCAAGCAAATTGGATAATGATTCAAATACCCCAAGTTTTTCAGATTCATTGGGATCTGTTCCTGTGCTATCTCTACTAAGTATCACATCCATTTTATGACTTGTTGATGTGATCATATGCTCAATATCCGTCACCAACCACCTCCCAGTAAATCTTTGCATTCTATCGTTTTTATCAGATCCGGGAGTTTTGTTTACAATTGTAATGGGTTTACCAGGGCGCAATGTCAAATCCCCATTCAATATAATTCTCATTTTTTGGGAACTCATGAGCGTCATTTGAGCATTTCGCCATAGTGGAGTGGTCTTCGGTGTATTCCAGTATGTTGCATCTGTTTGGTTATATTCAACATATTTTTTAAAATCTTCACCAACACAAGGACAGCCGCAACTGGAGGGATGGTCGGGTGAATCCCAAAAACAACCAAGGTAACTTTCCCCCAGTACTTCGTGTATCAGATTGCATTCTTTGGTTTCTTTAAATGCTTCGAATAATTCATCATCTGTGGGTTCAGCCCCTGCTACTGAGCCTAATAAATTGTCTGGTTTTAAATTTAGGCAGGGGCATTCGCAAAGTGGATCATCATCGGGACATTCCGAATTATCAACCATCCCACCTACACAACCGCGATCCTCCACAAATGCAAACAATGAATGGTTTATTGTTGTTGTAGGAACTATACCTTGTGCCTGGTGCCAGTTCAAATCCCTGGCAGCCTTTGCCATTGTTATAAGGTATTTTGGCGTCGGTCTTTTGTATTCTCCATTAGCCATAAGTTGCTCCTTTCTATTTTATTTAGGACTAATACTAATTTATCCAGAACCACCACCATCATCATCATCACCATCATCATCACCATCATCATCACCTTGTAATAAAGTGTCAATAATTAAGTTCAATGTATCTAGATCACTTGCTGGGAAATAATGCCCGTTAGTCCCTGATGACATATACTCTAAAAGTTCTTCACCTGCCGCACCAATATCAAATCCAACAGTATAATATGCACTTTTAATATACCCCGAGGAATCCACCGCATTGCGTACCCAGATTTGATCACCTGCCAAACCGTCACTCAAAAACATAACAGCAACTCCTTCAACAACGTCAATATCAGACTGAAAATCACGCCCCGGGTAATTATCTGTACAATCTTGTTCACTATCTACATTATCGCAAACACAATTAACTACGACATCATCGGGATCGTCACATAGTCCGTTATTTTCCGGGGGCAGCAGGGCAAAGCAACATGTGCCCTCTTCCAATGGGGGTTCGCAACAGTAGCCCTCTTCCAGTTCTCCCACCACAGAATATTCGTTAAAAATGGCCATGTGTTCCTCCATGGATGGCTTGTATCTGGTGCCACCCCCCGCCAACGTGTATCCGCCCAACACAAAAGTAAGTATAGAATCATAGTCATATGTTGGTTCCTGCGATATCAGGACAGGAGTTCCGTCACTCCATATATCTGCACCAACCATTGGCTTTTCATCTTCGGGCAATTCTCCAAACTTTTCATTCATTCTATTAATAAAATATGCAACCCACTCCTGTATGGTGTCCTCTTCGCCCCCCATCGATCCGCTATAGTCTAATGATAGTTGAACAACCGCTGCATTTATAAATTCCCACAAATCTGGTTCATCCGGTTCCGGTTCTTCTATGGAACAACAACAACTTCTATGCATATTCATAACAATTCAACCAACAGTATCATGGTCCACCACCTGTAGCACCAACAGGAGTATCACAACGACACATTCCATCGTGCGCATTTGGAACATTAAAGAAATATACCTCATTGGCAATTTCGTTTGCTTCTCGGTCATCATCCTCTTCATAATTCAACACATCAGGAGCGATATGTTGCAGTGCATAATTTGTTAGTTTATACATCTGCACAATTTGACCGTGAAAGTAAAAATCAACATCATCATTTTCTCTGGTTTCGCAGGGTTCATCCCCTGTTATGAAATAACTACCCACCGGCATCATTTGGAATGCTTCTGGATAATTGTTTATTATTATAGATCCTTCCGTTCCACCTCCTGCTGGCTCCAATCTGCTTGCAGCATTAATGCCCGGACCAACAAGCACATCATCTCCTTGAGTTGTATTCAACAATTCACTAATGTTATATGCTGGATTTGTCCATTCGTCGCTTGCTTCGTCTAAAAATGTTCCCTGAAGACCACCAGGAGTCATAATGATGCTAAGTGGTGAATTTTCATCACTTATTTCTATTACATCACCCATTTCTTCTTCTAATAAACGATCCCTTGGCCAAAATTCTACTTCTCTCCAACTGTATTCATATATTCCACCCCGACCATCATCGCCTGATATCTTTTTTGCACCGTCTATGATTGCAAGAAATGCAAACTTCTCCGCAGACTGTGTTTCTTCACCCACACAGCAAATAGAATTCTTATATATTTCCCAACGTTCTTTTACATCGACCATTTTAATATATCTTCCAAATGCACCTGATTCGCGCATGGGTTTCTTAATTTCTTTTTGTATTTTATAAAGAATCTCACCAGAAAGATCGGTTTGATCGAACATTGTTCTCCAATTAGCACCACCGTTTGTTGGTCCATATTTTCCATTCGTGTCCATAGAACCCATTGTATCAATCAAATTATATTGAGGAGCATTATATGGATTACTAAAATAACCATACAATCCATTTTCGTCATAGAACCTTCGGGTGTGTATTTTCGGTGACGTATCTATACTGTCCGGAAGCAATTTATGTTCTGCTACTCGCCCCCCATCTTCCACACCACCCCACGGGTCTTGATGATAATCATATGTTATATGTTCTGTGCTATGTGTAGATGCAAAATTCAAATAATTGAAATAGGGATCATTATAATTTGGTTTGACAAGTTCATAATATGAAGAATATGCTCCATCATACCACAACTGTAAATGATTATATTCGTTTAAAATGTTCATTGCTAAAACTCTAGGATCACCAAAATTCCAATCCTCGGGAGAAATGGTTATGTCTGTGAAAAAATATTCTCTGGGATCTTGACCCAACAATCCAAAAAAGTATGAACCACCTTCATCAGTTAGCATTTTCCGAATTGATTTAAAATGCCACCCATCCAAATCTGCATAGAAAAGATAATTTACACCCTTCTGATCTTCTGTGACAGCATTTTCAGCAAGATCTGTCATAGTTGACATTAAACTCGAATAATGAACATCTTTTGCCCATGGATACATGTGTTGATTTGTTTTGATCCATACGCTATTGTGTGTGTTTTCAATTTCCATATCATTTTGAGCAAAACTATAATCTGTAGCACCGGGATTAAAATATTTTTCTGCTACTTGATTGACCAGTCCTGGTTCTTCATCAAAACTACTATCAGAAGCAATATGACCAATATAATCTTCATGCTTTGCAATATCAAGTTCTGCCCAATTCAAGTAGAAATTCTCACATGATATAAAACTCACCAGCCATCCAGCATCTGCCTTTACTACTGCACCAACTAATGCCTCTGATGCTTCATTGCCCAGTTTTTGAACATCATTGACGCAAAATGTCAATTCTTTTCTTGAATTTTCAATGGGTTCCGGTGATTCAATGACAATCTCAACCAATTCACCACCAACAAAATTGAAATAATCACCAATCATGCTGTTACCAGCAGAAGGTTCACGGAACTTTAGAATTCCACTAACCCCCGAACCAAAAATGCTTTCACTAATGCTCATACTCGTAAACGAATCACTAGTGGCTGCTTCATCGTCATTTTTTGGATTTAATGACTTTACAACATATTCCTGGTCACTCCCCAGTCTTTTGATTTTTATACTTTCTATAATAATATCAGATGGGTATTGTCGTTCAAATTTTACCATGATGTGTCACTTTATTATAATTATTCAATGATATGAGTAGTTCCTCTTGGAACATTACCCTGTATCAATATTTTAAATTCGTCTATTAAAGCCGGTACTAGATTTTTTGCAACCAATTTTATCGTTCGCTTTTCGTCATTTTTAAAAATTATATCATCTTGCGTAGTAATTGTTTTAATCTGTTCTGATAGACTCTTAATCATATATTTATACAGTATTGTTCCAGTCATTCCACAAACATTTTGCTGACTATAGAAATCTCCCGAAGGTCCATCATGACCTAATACTGGATATGCACTATATGGATTTACCATATCATTATTATATGCAAAATGGTGAGCCGATTTTGAAATGGTTTCTTTTCTTCGTACAATTGAAAACGTAGATCCGGCTGTCGGGCAAGGCGGACCCCACGCGACGGCCGCCTGGCCAGATCCTACACCCATTGATCCTGCATATTCAGGACCAGTAAAACCAATACAAGATGTAGCCCCAAAATGTTGTTGATAACAACCAGTAACACCAAACCCATCTATGGAGTTCCATTGTTCTTCGCCAGCAATTATGCTTTTTCTAAACAGATAGATCTCGTCATTTTCATTAATTGTACCCTTGGATTTCTTAACGTCTATTTTATGAAGAAGTTTATCATAATTATCAACTTCTCCATAGTTGTTTAAATCAATAGACCCATCAAGACCAACATCTCGTCGGATTAAAATATCACCTTCTAATGCATCTAAATTCTCAAACACAAAATAACTATTACCACTAAGGAAAGTATTAAACATGGAGGTTATTTCACCACCAGACTTCAACCATTCGCCATGCGGATCAACAATATTATTTGATAATAACACAACCCACCATAAATCATGATCTCCATAAAAATCAAAGGCGACATCTTCTGGTTTTTGTCCTTCTGAGACAACATAAGATTCAAATGAACCCGCATCGTCTTTGGTTTTTTGCGTAAACGAAACTCGTTTGAATATGTCTTTCATGTTTACTGAAGAAATAAAACCGCCGCTAGTACCAGCAGTTTCACTCCAACTGAAATTGAATTCTGTGTTTGGTATGTAATTAAAATACATTGTTTAAACCTTTAACCGTAAACTTGTCCCTTACCCATTCTAACCTGACTCCTGCTGGCAATACCATCTCCCAGGCTAACAGCAGGCTCAAGTTCAAGAAAAGTCAATTCCAAAGTTGTTGCTGCTGGATACCCACCAAGCGCAGCGTATCCAGAACCAGCAGAACCTTGCGTTGTTATACCAACGCGCGATAGAACGCTTGGAAGAGGCCCCATGTCCCACATAAATTGTCCACCTTTGTCACCTTTGTTTAAATTCAATACACTAATAAACCACACAGGAGGATGAATCACCCTAGAATATGATTGGCCAATTGAGCGAGATGGATATGCGAGTGTTTGAAACTTTTTTACTATATCAGTGATCCTTGTTCCTGCTCCCTCCACCTTGGGAATCAGTTGCCAAGAATAAGAATGTGTTCGGAAATTGGCTCCCCCGAAAACATTCTCAGTTTCATCCATAGGTCTATGACCAAGTGCTTGCGAAATTCCAAACTTATCCATCACACCTGTAATCTTAGTTTTCTCCAAAGCCCATTCAATGGCACCCCCAACAGTCGGATCGGTTATTCCACCTTTAACTTCTGATTGTCCTTGACTATATGCAATCTCATTGTCTGTTTTGATTTGTTGTGGCAAAGGAAGTGTAATATCTGCAAATGTCGGGCCTGCTGAAGGCGACAGTACTCTAACAACCTGTTTATTAGAATAAATTGATGCAACAAAATTTGTTCTATACCCACCCGTATCTTCTATATCATCAAATTTACCGGATAGTGGATAAGAAAGTGCTGGTGCCCTCATTGCCCTAATGTTACCAGAACCTAATTTATCTAGAGCCTTGCCTGCAAATTCATTTATTTTTCTTTGCCATGATCCCATCGTTTCATTCCTTTGTTTATGTCTATATATTTATGATGCCATACAAGACGAAATATACAATTCAAAACCCTTCAAAATATATAGGCGACCCAACAAACATAATATGTCGTTCTTTGTGGGAAAGAAGAGTATGTCGTTATTTAGATGAAAACAAAAACATTGTACAATGGGGCAGCGAAGAATTGCCAATTCCTTATTATTCGCCCGTAGACAAAAAAATACACAAATATTATCCAGATTTCATTGCAGAAATTAAAAAATCAAATGGCACAACCGAAACCTACATCATAGAAGTCAAACCCAAACGACAAACAAAACCTCCTGTTCGGAAAAAACAAAAAGAAAAAACATATATTAAAGAATGTATGACATATTCGGTAAACAAAGAAAAATGGTCATCCGCAGAACAATTGTGTAAAACAAAGGGTTGGAAATTTCTAATTCTTACGGAAGATACACTTTTACTATAATTTTTCATGTTTTTTCTAATAAATAAGAAGTAAAGGAAAAACAAAATGGCTCTACCAAATGCACCATACACAGATGTCAGTTCTGGACTTGATTATTTCAAGAGCCATTTTATATCTAAAAATGGTCTATCTAGACCCACACGCTATTCTGTATTAATAGAAGCAGACGCATTTACCCCCGGTCATGCAATATTCCAACCAGAAACAGTTTCTCTCCCGGGAAGAACTTTTAGAACATTACAAGAAAATTGGTTTGGTCCAACTAGAAAAATTCCAGTTGCCAGGGAATTTAATAGCGAAGTAATTATGACATTTCCTTTAAGTAGAAATTGGGAAGAAAGAACCCTATTTGAAGCATGGATGGATTCCCTTATAAATCCCGAAACCAACGAAACTCATTATTCAGATAACGGTCAAACTGTCAAAGGAAATATGACAGTATTTTGTATAGACGAAATAAACGAAACCCAAGCAATCTTTAAATTTGATGAAGTTTGGCCTTCAAGTATCATTCCCATGAATATGGGATTCAATATGATAAATGATTATAACAAACTTCAAATTATTTTTACTTATAGGCAGTATACTTATAAAAGTGAAAATTATCAAACCCCCACGTTTAAATAAGTTGTGAAGATTTACAAAATAAGGAATAATTATAATGAACACGTTGTCTGATTTATTATTATCAAAAACACCAAAATATAAATTAACAATACCATCTAGCCAAAAAGAAGTAAAATACCGACCGTTTCTTGTTAAAGAAGAAAAAATTCTTCTCATTGCACAAGAAACTGGTACACATAGAGACATGTTAGAGGCAATAGAAAATGTAATTGAATCTTGTGTTGATGATATTTCTGATGCAAGTTCTTTGCCCATATTTGATATTGAATATATTTTTCTTCGTCTTAGAGCAAAATCAGTGAGCGAAACAGCATCTCCTATTATAGTGTGCCCAGAAACAGACGAAGAAATTTCATTAGAAATTAATTTAATGGAAATTGAACCAACGGTTGATGAAAAACATAAACGAACAGTTGAGATTGATAATGATATCAAGGTCACATTAAATTATCCAACCTTAAAAATGATCAAAAATAAAGAAGACAATATTGATTATGACGACCCTGAGTCTTTTTATGATATTATAATTAATTGTATTGCAAAAATAGAAACGCCAGACGAAACCATTAATGTTTCAACTCTTCCAAAATCTGAAATAAAAGATTTTATTGAAAATATGAATAAAAATCAGTTTGAAAAAATACTAGATTTTTTCATTACTTCACCTCGGCTACAATATCAAGCAAAGTATACTACTTCTGATGGTGTTGAAAGAGAGGTGACTTTACATGGGATATCGGATTTTTTAGAATAGGATTATGTCATACTACTTTACAAGATTATTACATCCTATCATTTCAAATGATGCAACATCACAACTACAATCTAACTGAACTTGAAGGTATGATTCCTTGGGAACGTGATATCTACTTAGGACAGTTGATTGAATATATAGAAATAGAGAATGAAAAAATTCAGTTGGTAGAAATAGAACGAAGACGATCAAAAAACATCAGGTAAAAATATGGCAAAAAATAAAAACAAAAATATAACATTCAAAAACAGAATGATGTCGTATTTTAACCATAAAAAGGGAAACGTCAAATCACCTGATTTGACTATCATGCCCCCTAAGAAAAAAAAAGTACCAAATCTTTTAAATATAATTTCAGATCCAATTCTGCAAGAGCCAACACCAAAAACAAACAACAAGACAACGGACCAAACATACAATAAAAAAGATGGCGGACGTTACTTAAATACATTACATTCAACATTAAACCACCTAAAAGAAAAAATTAATGGTATCATAACCGCTGGACCCAACACAACAATAAACAAATATTATTCCACAAACAAAGCATATTCCACAAAAAACAAGCACATTCATATTCAAAGAAATAACAACACCAAAGAAGTACAGATACTTCCCAAAATTATAAAAATTCCTCAAAAAACTCTAATAAACACGCATACAACAGAAAATGAAAAAATCAATACGGTAGAAAAACAGGCAAAAAACATAGTCAACAATTACAATAGTACATTTCTACCACAACATCAAACAAAACAATTGCCAACACCAATGACAGAAAAAACAGTTCCACAAAAGACTAATGTGGAATTATCTAGTGACAAAAGAAACAAGAACATTCCACAAAAGACTAATGTGAAATTATCTAGTGATAGAATAAACAACCAATCATCAAAATCATCAAATCCGCACACACAACAAAAAACAAAAACTCCCGTATACCAAAAAATTACTAATATCAAGGAAATATATAACACCACAAAAAGTGCTATAATAAATAGTATTCTTAAAAACAATAA